CGCCCTCTCGACGCGATCGAGATGACCCTTGAGCTTCTTTTCGTGGTCCTTTATTAGGTCATCTATGAAGCTGAAGTATGTGGTTATCTCGATTTTCTTGTTGGTGCGTTTGCTCGGCTTTTGCCATTCGATCTTACAGATCGCGTTACGCCCCTCGTAATCGAATTCGTCTGGTCCCAGGACTTCACGAATGACGCCCAGGCGTTGAGGGGCGAACGCCTCGTACACCAGATCACCAACCTTGCCACGCATTACTCGTCGCCTTCTTCCTGATCCAAACACCACGCGCAAATCGCGTTCATCATCACGCGGGCGCAGGTCTTGCATTTCTCCACCGGCTTATCGAACCACGGATGGGGAGCAAGCTGCTCCTGCAGCTTCGGCTTTGTCGCGTAGTACCAATCCAAATCCATGTCAGCTTCTGGGCTCATTTGGGCACCTCGCTAATGTCGAGCGTTATCGGTTCTGGAATCACCTCTGGGTTGTGCGTGCAATACACGCATCCACGAGAAGCGCATTCCTCTGTCCGCTTCTGACGACCGAGTTTGTACGCCATGAAGATGCATCCGATGATGTTGTTACGAAGCATCATCTTATCGGGGACCAGTTTAAGCAGCTTGCCGAGGCATTGATTCAGGATTCCATCCGTGATAGCCGCAGCCCATAGATAGCGTTCGTTATCCTTTGGGTCAACCTCGACCGCTTTAATCTCACGCTTCAAGGCGTGATCCTCTTTTCGTTGTGGAGACGACGCAGCTTCCTGCCCAGGCGCTCCTTGTCCATGCCGTAGGAAGTGGAAATCGCGTACATCTTGGCCCTGTACCGCTTACGCTTCGCGGCATGCGTTCTGGCCTTGCGGAAGTTCTGTTTCGAATTGCCCTTCCCGCCCTGATTAGCCATTAAGCCTCCTTAGCGGACACCTTAGCCGCGCCCCTCATGTAGCACTCGTCGCATATGTAGATTCCGACCTTGCCGGAAGGAGCGAAGTCCCGAAAAACCACGATCGCCTTATCGGCCATGTTGTTGCAGCGATACCATCGACCAGGATCGACGGCTTGCTTCTCGTACAGGGCCGATTCACACCTGTAGGGCATTACGCGGCCTTCCTTTCATACTTTCCGTCGAGAATCGCCATGATGATTCCGATGCACGCGCCCCTCACGATCGCAAGCCACACACCGCTCAGGCCATTAGGCGGGTCAACGGCGACGACGAACGAAAGGATAAAGACGCAATCGGCTATGAACCTTAGCCACATCACGCGGCCTTCCTTTCCTTAACGAAGAACGTTTTGTTCCAGCGTTCGCTGTACTCCAGATCGAGAATCCGGGGAGCGATCGTGCCGATACGCGTGTTGATCTCGCCGGTGGAATAGCGCACAACGTGGGAAGGACCATAACGGCGATCGCTCAACGCCTTGATCGCGTTCAGAAACATCTCGTGTTCGGTCATTAGTTTCACCTCCCTTCGTTACAAGATAGGGATACGTCAGATATCCGTAACGAAACGGATTCCAGATTGGAATATCTTGGATTCGGGATTACGAAGATCGTAGGCGAGGATCTCCTGTTGGGAGATTAGGTCGATCTCGTTCTGGGATTTGGAGTATGGGGTTTGCTTTTCGCGCTTACGCGGCATATGCGGGCATTGACCAGAGCAACGCGAACATCTGAAGGGACGGCGACGATGTTTCATAAGGTCGGGAATACCTCAGAAAAGCGATCATCTATCTAACAGATACGATCTAACGCGCGCTCGCGTTGATCTCAGTTTATGAAATGGAAACTCCCGCCCGTGAAACGCATCCCTGCAACACAACCTCAATTATTAAGATTGTGCGCTCACGAGCGGGAGATTTAATTCCATAAAAAAAGGGGGGCGAATGCCCCTTAGTTATCTCCGGTTAACACTCCCGAAGGATAGCGGATTACCATGCGGTCCTGAAGTTTTTCGGCGCGTTCGCTGATTAGCGCGAACAATTTACATGCCGTTTGCGGGTCTATGTCATTCTGCATAAACGCGCGAGCGAAAGCTTGCATATCGGAGAGTAATTCGAATAAATCCCGCTCCATTAGTAACCCCCTGCTTATTACGTAGGTTAATAATTCAACCATCGGCAAGTGTATCGGAATTTACGCTCATTCGCGCGCTACGGCGTTGATTCGAGATTACTGATTGACAGCCTTCTTTTCGGAGCCTTCAGCGATTTTCAGGGACGAAGGCTTATCAAGCGCTTCGTCATAGTCACGGACGGCCAGACCCTTGCCGGAGAGTTTGCCGGAGAGAACCTGATTGCCAGACTTCGCCAGTTCCGATCCCGGGAGCCCGTAGGTTTTGGTCGAAACCGGGAGAGCCGGGAGCCCGAGAGACTTGCCGGATTTGGCGTCGACGATCACAACCTTGCGGAAAAACTGGGACCGTTGTGTCGCCTCCATGACCAGCGCCTTCAGCGATTCGGAGAGCTGTTGCGCGTCATCCGGATTGGCCGAGGCGATCCGGGCGATCAGCGCCCGCGACTGGCCGATTTCCAAATCGGAAGGCTTCCCGCCCGTCAGTCGCTTGATAGCGACCGTTCCCTTTTTGGCGTCCGTCCGCGTGAACCCCGTGATCAGGAACCGCGCCCCATTCAAGGCAAGCGATTCGAAAGCCTGATTGACCGTCGCTACGGTCGATCCGAGCTTCAGCTTCACGTAGACCTTGCCTTCCTTCGAAGCGGAGAAAAGGGCCGTTCCCTTGACTACCTTGCCTTCCGGCGAAGCGATCGGAGCGATTTCGACCGTCTGCCCGGAGAACCCGGCAGCGATAAGGACAGCCTTTGCACGTTCCACAATGTAAGCGATCATTTGCGTTTGACCTTTTTTCTGGTGGTTAGGAAACCTGCCGATTATTACGCAGGTTAATTTTTCAACCACCAATTCGGTGTTATCCATTTTTTTGGATTGGCACCAAATAATTGAATTAACGCAAATGAGCGTAAGTTTAGATACACTTGTTTCCTACTAGGGGCCGAGCCCCGTCATGTAGTAGGATGATGCCCTGTCGGCATCTGCTATCTTGTCAAGGTGCCCCGGCCTACAGGCGCGGGCGGTCTTTTTTGACCTGCCGAGAGTGTAGCATTCCACAATCCCATAATCTACATATTAATAATTAAAGTTATGTTAAGTTTATATTAATTATGACCGCGGGTTATTACAATTAATTTACACCATTGTTAAGTTAGCCTTAAAAATGACCGAGGGTCATTGACACTAATTTACATAAAACCGACACTTCCTGTCACCCGTTGTGGTGCGTGAGAGAGATACCACTAGATGTTGTGGTGTTGGTCCCCCGCCAGCGCTTCCATTCTGAGTTGGCACAATTATTAATCATGCCAACCCGCCCCCTGTGGAAAACTATGTTCTAATTATTGGATATGCTGTATACCATATGCATATGACCGAGAGTTCTGTGGTAACCTATTGATATGCATACACTTATACTGATTCAATAACATGAACTAATCCAAAACATTGGAGTGGGGTGGAGGCTCCCCATCGCCACCGGGCAATCCGCCCGGGTCTCCCGCATACCGGGTGGCAAAAAACGTCTTATGGAAACTATCGCGGGTGGGACCCCTCGCCTATTAGGACCGGGGCTGTCTAGGAGGTGTTATGGATTTGTGCTTAAGCCGCTAATCTTTACCGGGGCGTTTTCTTTCGCTTACGCTTCAGGGGATCTTTAATACCTCTAATGCCGGAGGTTAGGAAATTTAGGTACACGCCCCCCTAACCCCCACGACGTACGTAGGTGCTAGGGGCGTTGCCGTCTGGTTGAGGTATCAGGCCACGCAAGATCTCTTCTGCCCCGGGCGCTCAGATCTTCAGAGCGATGCGGTCCATCCCCGGTAAGGCCGCATTCCGTGTCCAGGTCCTCGGTTCATCGCTAACCGGACTCCCTCGGCGGGATTGACTTCCTGGATTACTCTAGTGTACTATGTTCTGCAGGAGGCGTCAATGCGTGAATGGCTGAAGGACTTCAAGGAGCCCCTGTCCAGGATGGTGCTACCTATCTGGAATCACAGCAAGTTCGACTCTATCATGGTGGACGAGCCCGGGTCGTGTACGAACCAGCATATCCTCTGCTACGGGAAGATGCATCGGTATCAGGGCAAGCGTGGTGAGCTGATCGCGGTGATGTGCCCGGAGCGGCTGACGTACGACCAGAAGACCGCATTGGTGCAGGATCAGCCTCCGGGGAGCTGGGAGAGCAAGCTTGCCGATCGGAAGATCCAGAAACTGACCCAGGAGGCCGAAAAGCGGCGTCGGGCCGCGGAAGCCGAGAAAACCCAGTGGAAGGGGAACCAGTGAACAGGCGTGGGTTTTTGGGCGCATTGGCTGGTATCCCGTTCGTTGGTAGTAGATTCCTGAAGCCGAAGAAGCAAACCCTATCCGAAATGTACGGAGTCGAGGGGATCGAGCTGGTAACCGAGGAAAAGATGTCCGCATACACAAAAGGCTACGTAAGCGGCAAGAATTTCGTGCTCGGTAAGAATTCTTCCATTCACGCCTTTCGGAGGTACGATCTTGAGGAGTAGCCTATCCGCAGAGCTGTTCGACCTAAAAAAGCCACGGAAGCCCCCGATCATCATCGAAATGAAGATTTGGCCTCATGCAGACGGATTCGTATGCGCAAACTGTGGCTGGCCCCTGTACTACGAAAGGATTGAGTACAAGAATGGATTCTTCTGCCGATCCGAGTGCGCCCTCAAAAAGCATAACGAGAAGGGCAAGGCACGTCTCATTAGCGCTTGCAAGGGACCTGCAGGCGCTGGACCAGCAGAATGAGGGGTTCGAAGCGGTTTACGTTACTCCAGGGGCAGAAACGCGTGACGACCCCGAAATGGAGAGAATCGCGAAAGGTGTTATCGGACGTGCGCTTATGGACATCTTTGAGCAGCAATCCGCACGTCACCACCGAATTTCCGGTTTACGTTTCATTTTTGACCGTAGACCAGAATTTGTGGCAGTCAGAAACTTCTGGTGCTCGTGGGCAGGGGTGCACCCACAACAGCTGGGATTGAGGACTAGGTTACGTATTGAGCGCGGTGCGCTGGAATCAGTACGTAAACCCGTATAGCGTGATGACGGCTGTGGCCCCGGCGTTGAAGACCGCACCTCCAGCGCCGGGAGCCGTGTAAAAGACGGTCCCGTTAGCATATACCGTCGGACGCGTCGATACTCCATTGGCAGGGAAGAACACCTTCGGGCTCTCGGAGTAGGCGTTTACGTTGAATAGGGCTCCCGTCCACTCCGTACCGCCTAAAGTCGTCCCGAACCCCAGGGTTGTGGCACCAGTCGTCCCGTTAGCCGAAACGACCACACCCACGAACAGGATGGCTGTTTTGCCGCTCGGGGCGATTTCCGGCACCGTTCCGCAGGTAAAGATCGCTACACCGGTGTTATCCATCGGTAGAGGCGAGGAAATGAACAGTTTGTCGATTTTCCTGCCGACGATGTCCGCTTCGGTAAATCCAGGCATTATTCAATGATAGCAGGCGCGGGGCAGTTCTCGTGCTTGATCTGGAACTTGAACAGGTCATCCTCCAACGCCAGCAGGTCCATCCTGATGGTTCGTGAGGATTTGCGGTCACGCACCGCCGGGCAGGGCATGTCGACCTTCGTCTTACAGTGGTCGCAGCTGATGATCCCGTCCATCTGGTCGTAGGTAACCCACGGGGCGTGGGCTACGCTGTGCAGGAGCATGCATTCACACCCGGGCGGGTGCTTCACGATGTACTTGCCGTCCGGAAGGGTTGCCATCAGCTTATGGGGTACGCCACGAGGACCGGTGACCTCAGTTGTCTTTTTTACCAACACCGAACTTTTCTCCTGTTAATGGGTCGATATTCTGATTGTACGCCTCGGCGGTGATGTGGTGCTTGAAAATCTTGGCCATGATCTTTAAACCGGCGAATACGCCCTGGTAGAACATGTACCGGTCGCGCTTGATCCCGGACCTGCTATCGGCCTTAGCGGCACGAAACCGCTCCAGGAAGTAGGAATCGAGGGCGCCGATCGCCTCCTTGTCGTCGAGGCTTCCGAATGCCGTGTTACCCTTCAGTATTGCGTAGACCGACTCTGCGCTATCGATAATCATGAACCGCTCTCCTCGTGGTATTAATAACTGGTCTGACCGGAATTGTATACGACTTTCCGCTCACCAGTACGAAATCTACCAGAAGATGCGCCGGGATCGGCTGGTGAACATCGAACGGGTGGCCGAGATCCTCGGAGTCCCGGAACCGACCGCCATCAACTTCATAATCGGCATGAAGATCCCGGTTTACCAGTTCGGCGTGAAAAAGTACAGCCGACGAATGCTTGTATTCTCCTCGGACATCGTCAAGGCGGTGGCAGCTGCAGAGCGCTTACCTACGCTACAATTGAAGAAGGAGCTACTTTTTGACAGCAGAGCTAGGGAATGGGAACGACATACTCGGAGCCTGCGACGTTAGCGCCGTCGAGGAGCCGATGACCATGGAGGAGCTGAAGGCTACCTGCCGTGGCAAGATTGCCAAAATGTTCTCCGAGGCACTTCCGGAAGTGGCCCAGGGCATGATCGACCTAGCCCTGCACTCCGAAGCCGACTCCGTACGCTTCCGAGCGTCCGACCGCATCCTGAACGAGTTCAACGCATTCGGGAACGCTAAGAACATGACGGGCACCAACGTCCAGATCATCAACGCAATCCCCTTCGAAAGGGCTGCATACGACGGGAAGAAGGAGCTGACGCAGGAAACCCTTGGAAACCTGCGTATGGCCACCGCAACCTACAAGCAGATCACCCCTAAGGGCGACGACGTTAAGGTGTCCACCCGCGAGTCCTACGCCGCTGGCGAGCGCATGTCCAAGGAAAAGCTCGATTCCATGAAGATGAACCGCCTCGGCGGACCCGTTGAGCACGACCCGGTGCCGGTGCCGGTCAAGTGATCGGCGGCGGACTCGTCTACACCGCGTACGACCCCTCCCCCCGGCAGCTGGTCCTGCACCAGATTAAGAACGCGCCAGGGTCCTCGGTCGTCATCAAGGGTGCCGTCGGTGGTCTGGGCGGCGGGAAGTCCACTTGCCTGGAGCAGGAGCAGATCATGATCTGCCTGTCAACCCCCGGTGGACGCTCCGTGGCCATGCGCAAGTCGATGAACCGCTCGGAGTTGTCCGTCCTCGATGACTACTCCAAGCTTTTGAACGGCGTGGCCAAGTGGGTTGCGTCGAAAAAGCGGTTTGAGTTCGATAACGGGCACCAACTGATCGTTTGCCCAGCGGATGACTGGGATCGGTTCGGCTCGACGCAGATCGTGAGCTTCTACATCCAGGAGGCGCAGGAGGTCGAATTCCAGATCTTCGATACGTTGACGCAGCGCCTGCGCGATCCCAAGGGCGTCGTTGGCGGGATCCCGTACTTTACGGGGATGTTCTGCGCCCGCGGCGTCAAACGCGAGCACTGGGTGTTCAAAGAGTTCGCCGCCAAGGCGTGGGATGTCGATACGGGTAAGGAGGGCCGGGACAAGGCCAAGAACCCGGACTTCGCCATGGTGCGGTTCTCCACCTACGATAACCGCGCCGTGCTGGACCGCATCGCCCCCGGGTACATCGAGAACCAGATCCGGCACCACAAGGACAACGAAGCCTGGATCAAGATGATGATCGAGGGCGAGTTCGGTTTCGACATCGAAGGGAGACCCGTATATGAATCCTTCCGAGGAGATCGACATATCGCCAGTATCTCGGCAGACCCTACGCTGCCCATCCTGCGGGGATGGGATTTCGGTTACAACCGACCAGCGGTCGTATTTTGTCAGTATGACCGAGACGGGCGCTTCTTCGTCGTGCGGGAGCTGTGCCCTACCGGAGTTAGTCGAGAAGAGCTATGCACAATGGTTAACGCGCTTCAACAGCGCGAGTGGCCAGACCGGCACTCGTCCCAATATCGGGACTTCGGAGATGCTGCCGGTGATAATGAAAACACCTCCGGTCAGCCCGACATGGACTTCGTCGAGTCCTACTTTTCGACTTCAATCGAATATCGTTATGCGCGCGTTAGGGAGGGCCTGGACGTTGTTCGTGGGCTCATGATGCGTACGACCAAGAAGGGCGAACCACGGTTCATGGTCGACGCCTCCTGCGATCGCCTGATCGATGCCCTGCGCGGAGCGTATTACTATCGTCTGGACAAAACGGATGAACGCCCGATCAAGGGCAACGGCTACGACGATGTCGCGGATGCGATGCGTTACGTGGCGCAGTCGGTTGTAGAGGAGAGTTTTATAAGTGGACGAGGTCAAATGGGAAGGTCCGCAGGTTCAGTCACATTCGCCAACTACTAAGGGCAAGGATGTATTTTCCTCCGATAGTTCCTGCTTTGTCCCCTGGGCGGACGCAAAAACCACTGTTAAGCCTGTCTGTGCTGGATGTGGTCAAGATGCTATTGGGGGGAATTTTATCGAAGCTTTCTCCGGTGGCCCGGCAGGACGACCCTCCGGTATTGTTAGGTTCTCCTGTGGATGTGACGGAGCCCGGTACTTTGCCATCAGCGTATCCACCCTCTTTCCCCAATGGCGACTTATTTCAGAGCCGTCACCCGGGACATGGCGAGTTGTAAAAACTACACGCGCTGAGCGCGAGAAACTGTGTACTGAATAATGGCCCAGCAGCCCGGACAATTTCAGGAGATGGAAGCCCGCGATACCTCTATCGTCGGGCCGGAGGCTACCCAGGAAGGTGGACTCAATGCGACCATTGATAATCCTAACGACGGACAGGTTCTCGATCCGTACGCACTCGGAAACCTTCTATCAACGATTCTTGAGGACGCTGATCGTTACCGCCGTAAATTTATGGCTGAAATCCTACGGGATTACACCCAGTACAACGGCCAACTTGACGATCAGGACAAAGCGGAATGGCAGTCCAGAATCCACATCCCGCTGGCAAAGCAGTCGGTCGATGTCTCGACAGCCCGAGTAATCGACGCGCTATTTTCCAACGACGACTTCTTCGATATCGCGCCGTACGTCAAGATGGACGACGCCAAGACGGACATGGCGAAGAAGATCATCAAGTGGCAGTTCTGGAAGGGCAACGTCCGCGAGGGTATGCGTACAGCGATCAAGCACGCCTTCATCTGCGGGTACGGTCCGCTGAAGGTTACGTTCGACCAGCGCGCCGTCAACGTCGTTAAGGATGCCGGTGGTGGTGCCTACCAGGAGTCCGTCGAGCTGCGCAAGAACATCGCCGTAGACCCGATCCTGCCGCCGGACTTCTGGATCGATCCTACCGGCCGCAACCGCTTCGTGATCCAGCGCGTCAAGCGCACGATCTCCGACCTGTGGGGACTGTCGAAGACGCAGGCGGACCCGACCACCGGGATGCCGATCCCCGCGGTATACGACCCTGTGCAGGTTGCGCTGGTCAAGCCGGGGCAGGTGGACATGGAGCGCGAGGTCCAGACCTCCCTTATCCGCCGCGACACGCCGTACCTTGCCTCCGATATCGCCGTCGACGTGTACGAATACTGGGGCGACATCTACGACCCGAAGACCGGTGCCGTGATCTATAGGAACGTCGTATGTACGTTTGTGGGGAAGGGTCGATCGGTTGTCATCAGGATGCCGCAGGCAAATCCGTTTCGGCATGGCATGGCCCCGTACATCGTTGTGAGCCCCGGTCTATCGCCTGGGCAAATCTATGGCTGGGGTTTGCTGAGGTCGGAGACCCTTATCTCCGATGCGACGGACCGGATCTTCAACATCATCATGGACAAGACGCTGCTGCAGGTGCCGACCATGGTCGTGTACCCGAACGCGTTGAAGAACCCCGAGGAGTTCCTGGGCGACAAGCCGACGTGGAAGCCGGGCAAGATGTTCCAGGGCAAGGACCCGGAGCGCCCGCCATTTGCGCCTGTGACCGGTTTCGAACCAGTTTCCTCCCAGGATCTGGAGCTGTTGGATCGGTTGATGAATTTGTATCAGATGGGTACGGGTGTTAATGAATTCGCCACTGGTACCCCGCAGACCAACAACCGCAAGACCAAGGAAGAGGTGCAGGCTCGGGTACAGTCCACGCAGCAGGTCTTCAACGACGCCGCGCAGCACATCGAAGAAAACGCGCTCTCCCCGCTCGTCAAGATGATCTACATGCTGACGGTGCAGTTCGAAGACCAGTACGACGACATGAACCTCGTCCGGATGTTCGGGGACAACCAGGCCGCGATCCAGGTGCTGATGGCCCTGAAGCAGATGCCGCCCGAGGCCCGCTGGCAGCAGATGTTCCTCGATGCCGAGTTCCGCGTTACCGGTATCTCCAACGAGATCAGCCGTCAGGCCGACATCCAGAACCTCACGGGATTCCTGCAGTCGATCTCCGCAGATCCCACGTTCGGTGCACTGATCGACAAGGTCGAGTTGATGCGCCGGTGGGTCAGGGCTTACAAGCAGCCGCAGGAGCTGGTGCTCCCGATGAAGGACGCGCTTCTGCAGGCCGAGAACATGGCTATGATCGGCATGGTCATGCAGCAGTTTGGAATGATGCCGCAGGGAACAAACCCTAACAATGCGAATCAGCAAAACGCCGCCGGTGCTCGTAAGGGCCAGGAGCAGGCTGCGGAACAAAGACCGAAGGCCCAAGAGCAGCAAGGAGCACAGGAACAGTGAATCAGCGGGCAGACGCGCTAGAGCGCCTGGGACTGGACAAGGCACCGGAAGCAAGGCTACCGGGGTTGTGGGAGCAGGACGCTCCACCTCCAGGGAAGGCGCTGCTGAACTTCAAGAAGGCCCTGCAGCTGGTCGACCCGATCGAGACCGCGTCGTTCGAAAAGTACATCCCGGACGGCGTCGTCATCGATCAGGCAATGGACACGAGGGCGTTTAACCCGGAGGCGTCACGATGCGTAATGCTGAGGACGGACCAGCCGATCCCGTCGAACTACAGGGTGTTTCGATCCACGGGCATCGGCACAGAACCAAATACAAACAACCACTATATGTGGCTTGCCCAGGAACTCGGAAGGCATATCCTGGAGCTTGGAGCCCGTGCAATTTCGCCTCCGCTAATCTTTCGGACGAGTGGGAGCAATGGGACCGTTCCGTTCATCGGGCTGATCATGAAGATGGACACCCGTCCGGCGGACGGAATGACGGTAGCGGACCAGGGTGCTAACTGGGGCCTGCTTGGTCAGCGCGCCCCGGAAGTCCGCCTCGACGAAGACGAGACCATCGAAGACGTAAAGTAGTGTTAATCTAATTTATAGGAGACTTCTTAAATGGCTGTTACTAAAGCTTTCGGTGATTCCAACGCCCTCGACCACTCCGTCAACCAGGACGCCAACACTGGACCTGACGAGGCGGGGATGCTCGGTTATACCCAGATGCCGTTCCCGTCGCAGATGCCTGCGCGCAAGAACTCGGACATCACGGGCACGACCGACCTTTCCTTCAGCATGGTGAACCAGGGTACCTCGTTCCCCTCGTACGGCGAGCAGTCGGAGACGGTCTCGTCCGAGGATGGTGGCGGCGACACGCAGTCCACGAGCGGTTCCTAATGGCCGACTACAAGGAGAACGCAGCGTTTGCGCCCGCAAACGGATCGCAGCCGTCCGATGTTACGGAGCCGGGTTGCGATAACGTGTTTTCCGACTCGTACGATCAGGCCCCGCTCCACGAGGATCGGAAGGCGTTCGGCGGGAAAGTCGGCGGGCCGGTTGAGGCCAAGCTGTCCAAGGGCGAGGACGGTAGCTGGGGTAAGCAGGGCTATATGGTCCAGCCGCTGCCCGGTGGGTTCGCCTACCCGCAGTCGCTGACGATGCAGCGCCGGGAAGATTTCGAGCTTAACGAGAAGGACAACTTCGACCCGACGCAGGCACTCACGCCGCGGATCAAGAAGTCCGATACCTCTTCGTGAATTTCCCCGCAGATACACCGACCTGGGTAGAGGAACTCCTCACCGAGATCAAGGACGAGGCAGAGCGGAAGTTTGCTACAGCCGATACCGCGGACAAGGCCCTCCGGGCCGCGGGCGCGTTGTCGTGCTGGCGTAAGGCGGAAGAACTGCTTGAAGTCGAAACAAAGAAGCAGCAACTGACCATTAAACAGCGTAACGAAAGGTTGAATGCCCGAAACGAAGCCAGCTGAAGTAGTTCCCGAGACGCCGCCTGCCGCTCCCACCCCGGACCCCGAGAAGGAGCGTCTGACCGCCGACGCCGCAGAGGCCAGGCGCATGGCCGCGATTGCCGAGCAGCGTGCCGCATACGCCCAGGGCGTAGCTGCCGCCGCAACCAATCGCCGGGAAGCACCTCCGCAGGTGGACATTCTGGACCGGTACTCGAAAGAGGACCTGACCCTTTCGCCAGAGGATAAGCGGGCCATGCTCGATCGCGCCATGCGTGAGCGCGCCCGTCAGGAGCAGCAGGTTTCCGAGCAGCGGTCCGAGCAGCGCCTTCAGGCTGCCCTAGCCGCCCAGGAATCCAAGTTTGCGCTCGACCTCGTTACGGCCCAGCGTCCGGAGCTTGCGGATCCCCGCAATGCGCCGAACTTTGCAGCCGCCATCACCAAGGTAAGGATGGAGGCCGAGGCGCGTGGCCAGAACCTCTCCTCGTCGCAGCTAGCCCAGGCCGCTGGTGTTGCGTACGACCAGATGTTCAAGCCGCCTGCAGCCCCGCGTCCGCCCTTCACCGAGGGCGCTAACCGCGACATGCAGGGATTGACGCAGGAGCAGCAGGACGCGTTCCGGCGTCAGCCGCAGTCCGAGATCGAGAAGATGTATGGGCAGAAGTCCGGCTCCGTCCGGCCCCCGTACAACATCAACGATCCAGAGGACATGAACAAGCTGAATCTTGAATACGTGCGCGCTAAGAATGAGCCCCTCTTCAAAAAGGGGATCATGACGAACATGAACGAAGTGTTAATGACTCGGGAACAGTAAGTTACAATTAGTTAAAGGAAGAAATTACCATGCAAGTATGGGGTACGAACAGCCTTGGCGGATTCAGCGCGACCGCCTCGCTGGATTCTGAGCTGAGGCAGCGCGCCACCAAGACGACGTACTTCCATCAGATGGCTCTTGGTCTGACGAGCTACGGACGGCACCGCGCCGACCGTATCCTGTTCGACAAGGCCGGACGCGTGGTTACGCCGCTCAACCTCTCCGGTATCGGTGAGCTTGACGACATCCCGGTCACGTCCTTCCCGTTCGTGCAGGGCCAGGTCATTGCGACCGAGTACGCCAACGCGATCGAGTGGACGGAAAAGCTTGAGGTTTTTGCCCAGTTCCCGATCGGCCAGGCGGTTGCCCTCGTGCTCCGTCAGGACCAGATCGAGGGCCTGGACAAGGTCGCCTTTGCGGCCTATGCCCTTGGCCGCGTGATCTATACGCCGATCACGGCGACCAACGGTTCGATCTCGACCACGGGTACGGCGGCTGCGGTTGCCGGTTCCCCGATGACGACCTCCCACGTCAAGGACGTTACGGACTACATGCGTACCAACGCGGTTCCCCCGCTGGCTGGTGCAAAGTATTTCTGTATCGCCCACCCGGACCACGTCCGCGGCATCAAGGACTCCTCGGACTTCTTGGCCTCCCACGTGTACACGGGAACGGACAAGCTGATCGACTCCGAGATCGGTGAGTACGCTGGTGTCAAGTTCGTCGAAGAGAACAACGCCCTTACGTCCCCCGCCGGAACGAACACCGCTGGCTTTGCCCAGGCCGTCTACTTCGGCGCTGACAACATCGTCGAGGGTGTCGCGGTTGCTCCGCACATCCGCTACAAGATCCCGATGGGCTACGGACGCGACCGTGGTGAGTCGTCCTACACCGTCATGGGATTCGCCCAGGTGTGGTCGTTCAACACGGATTCCGAAGAGCATCAGGTTTACGCGAACTCTCTGTAATTAAAAACTTCCTACGGCGCTCACAGGGCTAAAGGAACAAAAGGAAGAAATAAAATGTCTTGGAAGAATCGTCAGCTCGGTGGTACTCGTAGCGTATTCCTCAACGCGGCTCTGACCCTTACGTCGACGCCGGTCTCTGGTTCCGCGGCTGCGCCGTCGGCCCAGACCGTCGGCCTGATCCAGGGTTTCAAACTCTCCGATTGGGTTTCGACCGGTGAGGTGTGGCGTCCCCTCGGGATCAACGTCCACGCGACCACGACCATCACGGTCACCAACCCGGTGGCCACCCTGCAGAAGGCCCCGCTGGCCCTGACGCAGACGTTCGTTTCTGCGGCCACTGGTGGCGTTGCCACGATCCCGCTGCAGGTTGCTCCTGGCTCCGCATACGCTCCGTTCACTGGTGGCACGGCCACCTCGACCAACGTTGCCCCGTATACCTTCGCCGCGGCTGATGCTGCGGGCGATTCGTGGCGCGTTTCGATTGGTACGTCGCCCTCCGCGGGTGCCGCGAACCTTCAGCTGCACTACGTCCTGATCGACGTTGCTGGTATCTCTGACGCGGTGACGACCCTCTAATGTCGAGAGCTTTGCCGGTCAGCGCTCCGAAGTCCGAGATGGACTGGGTGGATTCCTCGGGTAAGGGGGACGGTTATACCGCCCCCTCCGAGATCGCCAAGAAGATCTATGCGGAGCGGGAATCGATCAATTCACGCACGAAGCTTACCTGGAACAAGGCCGACGGGGCCAAGTATTACTCGACCGACAAGATGCTCGGTGAGATCAATCTTTCCGCCCCGTACATGCGCATTGGTACGCGCACGAACGGTAAGTTCTACTGGATCCAGAATTGTAACTTCTATCTCGGCAATGGTACGCCGACGACCATCGAGGCCATCGAGGCTATCGAGGCGAAGGACCCGATCTACGGTCCCGAGCTTATGGACACGCTGTACAAGGCCGAGGAAGTGTTCCTGAAGGACGCGTCTAAGCGCGACGATGCGCTGTGCAAGATCTGCGTCCACTATCGTTCGAAGAATCACGAGGACTACCTTCGCCACATCATGAACGAGCACCCGGACCACGCCATGAAGGTGGCTGGTATCCTGCCGGAGCAGAAGCCTGAGCCGGTTCCGGTGGTTGTTCCGGTAGCTACGGGCTTCCAGTGCTGTGGCAAGACGTTCGACACCGAGCGCGCCCTCGGCGCTCACAAGCGGTTTAGCAAAACTAATCACGGGGCCTAGGCCCCGAAAGGGGCCACGTGGCTAACAGTTACGTCGATGTCCTGAAGATGGTGGAGGCCCACGTGCCTCAGGCCATCGGCGGGACTAACTACGACGAGGTCCTCCGGTCGACTCTGACCGGGTTCGCCAACACCACAATCGACGAGATCGACCGCGAGCAGCGGTGGTCTTTGTCGTATGCGGAGCCCTTCTTCACGACCGTCGCCGGGACGGAGCAGTACGCGCTGCCGTACCCGTCCCCTGCTGGTCCCCTCGGCATGACGAGCCAGCTGTTCATCAGCAAGGTCTACTACGTCAACAACACGGGACATCCTGTCCTGCTTGAGCGTCTGGACCAGTACATTGCGCAGCAGGTCTACGGTGAGGGCAACGGCCTCGGCGCTCTGGCCTCGTCCCCGCCGGATGCAAAGCCGGTGAAGTACGCGATCCTGCCGTCCGTCTCGACGCTTGGCGGGATCGACCAGGGCAACCCGCAGATGACGATCTTCCTGTACCCGACGCCGGACAGCTCCGGGCCGGAAACGGGCGGGAACTTCAAGATCCGTATTGCCGGATACTGGAAGACGCCACCGATCACGGAGACGCTTGGTAACGTGGCGGCCTCCACTACGCTGACGTTCACGACCCCCGGCGCTGGCAACTACCTGATCGCCAACGGCGTAACGACCAACGGGTCGAACTACAACCAGTTCATCGCGATCCGCAGTGGCGGTAACGTAACGGGGCTTGCACAGAACCCGAACGACACGCACATCAGCTCGTGGACGGCGCTTGTCGCTAACACGGCTACGCTGTCTACCACTGCCCCGAACACGGCAACCGGCCTGCAGACCTACTTCTGCGGCACCAACTGGATCATCCAGCACTGGCCGAAGCTTCTCCTGTTCGGGATGCTGCGTGAGGTTGGGAACTATTACGGCAAGGCCGACATGTTCTCCGTATGGGATGCAAAGTTCAAGGAGCAGATGGACAAGCTCCGGGCGTACGAGTGGGATCGCGCCCGCGGGCTGGAGATGAACGCTGCGGCGGTAACCGGCCAGAAGGCGAATCCTCTGCGTGTGCAGGATCTCAACTCGTCACTTGATATCCGCGGCGGCACCTGGTAATGGCGCTGTCTCAGCAGACGACCCAGTACCTTTCCACCTACGGCAAGGCGTCCAAGACCGCTACGCGGTTTCAGATCCTTGGCGACAACCGGGTCATGTACTCGTTGTCCGCTGCCGGATCCACGTACGACATCTCTACCCCGCCGCATAAGATCGAGGCCGGGTCGATCCTGCCGCTCGGCCAGATGGCCACCGGCGGTGCCCGCAACATGATCACGAACGGAGCGGTGCTGGTCGCGATCGGGGCGAAGTCCACGGTGCTGTCGCCTGTTGCAATCCGCCTCGGTGTTACCGGCGGTGCTGGTGGAAACGTCCTCGCCCTCCTGAACGAATACTCATTCGTCTACGCAACACAGAGGCTAGATGCCGGTAACCACTACACGTACATGGCCAATGGCGAGGCGGCATTTCAGGACACCAACGCGACAACTGGTACTTATGGCGCAAGCATCGAGCAGTTTCAGAACAACGTCGCCGGTACTGTTGCCGTGGCCGGTACTACGGTCACCGGAGTTGGCACTACGTTTACGACGGCTGCCCTCGGTGGGGCTGCTGGGATCTACAACGGAATCTATACGCCGTCTCTCTCCACCATCGCCTCCGGCGATCTTATTCTTATAACGGACGGGGCGAGCAAGTACTGGCACCGGATCAGGACCGTCACGGACAACCTACACTTGGAGATCTAT